ATTATGTATAAAGATTAGATGATAGCTGCATCAGGGGCAGAATCATAATTGATTTGCGTGATGATCATGTCAGCCTTAGTAACTGTGGTAGGAAGAGTACCAGCTGCACCCAAGGTGAAAGAACCTTGTTTGGAAGAATCTGTAAGGAAAAAAGCATGTCTCATATACAGCTTATCCGTTGTAGTACCGGTATTGGAGTTGAGTGAGGCTGTCTGTCCAACGAAAGCATATGCATTCGACATGTTATCCTGAGCCGTGATGTTAGGATAGGTAACTGCAGCAGATGTACCCTTCCAATAGAATTCAACCATGAACTTACCAGAGGTATTCCGTGGAATAATGACTTCATTGCCGTCGAAAGTAACTCCGATAGAATCGAAGAAAGCATCAGGACTAGTACCTGTAGGAGTAGCATTACCGACTCCCGTAAGGAGATCGTAATATGCTGTCTGAACTGTGTATCCAAGTTCCTCTACAAGCTGAGGCTTGAAGAAAGCAACCTGATAGTTGACATAAAGCTCACCGATCTCGATATCGGCAGCTTGCATACCGCTAGTCGCGATGGTGACCTTACCAAGATCTGACATGCGAATATCCGCAGTGTCGGCGTTAGCGCCATACCGCGTGTATAGCTTAGTAAGGGTAGATTGTTGAGGAGCGCACTCAATGGCTAAAGCACCGTGCGAAGATGGAGCAAATGCTTGGCAAAAATCGCTGTTAAGCATCTGCGTCTTACTCACATACGAGCTATCGAGGGAATTAGCATTCGAAGTCATTATGACTTCTCCCAACGCGTTGTTAGTAGAACTAACCGCATTGCCCGATGTGGATACATACTCGAAGATGCATCCTAACATCTCGTATTGAGTGAAGTTTTGCGCAATTGCTGACAGCCACGGGAACGTGCCGTCTTGCGCTGGATTGAGAGGTAACTCGTACTGGAGTGTAAAAGCAATAGAAGATTTGACGGTACCGATGTGTTCCCTGTGGGAGACAACAACGGCACCCTCACGCTGAACAGAGTTCATTATACGGGGATTAGTAGGAAGAACAAGACTATTCTTCTGGATCTTGTATGCTCCAAGGCCTGTGATGCGGGAGAACCCGGATCCGGCCATTGAACCAAACTTAGCACCAGTGAGAGCCCCTGGGACTCCCCCTGTGAAACCGCCCACGGCTGCGCCGAGAGCGGTTCCTATATCTCTACTAAATCCCTTGTAGAACCCACGACCTCGGACAGGAGCTGTCTGGCGTGTACTGGTTCTAGCCGCTGCCATACGCTTAGCGTATGCAGCCTTCTGGGCAGCAGTGTAACGAGTTTGTTTAGATTTTGGTGGCATCTTATTTTTTTCTACAAAATAAAAAATTATTTATGAGAAAAAAAATTAATAAAGAAGTGCCTACAGAGACAGTTATGTATATAGTCTTCCTGCAGATTGCTATATAACGCTGACGTTCGCATAACTGTGTTAAACTCATTGGAAATTGATTTGCTACAGTAGCAGCAAACGAATCGACATGAGCTAAAATAATAGGAGTGTTTTGAGGTGTGTCGGACATTTTTAATACAAGAAAAAAATTTATTTATAAAAAAAAAATTAGAAAAATAAAAAAATGACTCAACTGACTCAAATGACTCACAAAAACTTTGTCCCCCCAGACAACCAATGCCGTTGCTGGGATATAACCTTGAAGGAGGATGCGATAGACAAAGATGGATTGATTGAGTTGTTAAAGGAGTTCTGTAAGAAGTGGGTCTTCCAGCTGGAAGTTGGAAGCCAGAGTGGATATAGACACTGGCAGATAAGAATTAGCCTAGATAGTAAGGGAGAACGAGATCCACGATGGAGAATCTCATATCCTTGCCATTGGAGTGTGACATGCAAGTCTAACACTCTTGGAAATAAGTTCTATTCTTATTGTACCAAGGACTTTACTAGAGAAGACGGTCCATGGTGCGATAAAGATAAATCAGAGGAGAAAATCTATATTCCAATCAGATTTAGGGAAATGGAACTTCGTCCTTTCCAAAAGACGATGATGGATTTATCTAGACAGAACGAGAGCAGATACATCAACTTGATTGTAGACGATAAAGGGAACCTGGGAAAATCAACAGTTGGATGTTGGGCTCAGTTGTTTGAAGGTGGATTCAAAGTTCCTGCCATTAATGACGGCAAGGAACTGGTCCAGTCAGTAGAGAACTACTGCAGGACTAGGAATATAAGAGTGTGTTCCCCGATGATTATTGACCTTCCGAGAGCAATGCCTAAGAAGTCTCTTAACGGCATATACACTGGAATCGAGATAATCAAAGAGGGATTCTTGTATGATGTTAGAAACAAATACAAGCAGTGGGTGATAGAACCACCCTGCGTGTGGGTCTTCACCAATACGGAACCCGACCTACGGTTGGTTTCCATGGATAGATGGCGGTTATGGAAGATCGTTGATGATCAACTGATCGAAACCCCCATGGTATCCGCAGGAGACAAAACCTCTAACCTTCTGCCTTACGACATCGGTAAAATTTTGAAGAAGGAGGAGGAGGAACGAAAGCTAATCGAATCTCTAGCTTTCTCCTACTAGAATACATAGATATTATGTATTCGGAATGACAAAATCATCAAACCCGACTCACTACGTTCGTCAGAATTTTCAATTTGTCATGATTGACCCTCTACAAGGATCAATATTTGCGGCGCTTCGCTGTAACAATTTAAATAACGTCGTATATTGCATATACTCCTTATATTTAATCGCAAATATTGACCCAACTGACTCAGGACCTATTAATTTGCAATTTTATTTTCACTAGAACTACGTAGGAAAAAAAATAAAATAAATAAAAAAAAAAATTAGAGTCGGTGTCAAAAAATGATTGACTCAAGCTGTCTCATAAAAAAATTGACAGGATTAAAATGTGGTGACGCTTCGCTACACTTACCATAAGCATATTGGGGTGGTATAAAAAAATACGTTTGATATACGTTTGACATAAGTTTGACATACGTCTAACATGAAACCTATATAGAGGGAGTGGATTTGGATATGGTATGCGGCTTCGCTGCGTCGCTGCGCTCCTCGCTCGCGTGTCACAATCCGCTTCGCTTGGAATAACTAGTGTGTATTGGAATAGATACCACGCGCCGCGCTAAAGCGCGTCCGCGCGAGAAGGATGGCTTAACTGTATTGAGAGTCAGGGGTGGGCCATTGAAGAGATGGCTAGAATAGATTTGGATAGGATTATATACATAGGGATTATGTATAAAGATTAGATGATAGCTGCATCAGGGGCAGAATCATAATTGATTT